GCAAAAGTATGGTGAGTACAAAACAGGCTTAATCGCTGAGCAATTAGAGACAGGTGTATGGCAAGGTAACACTTCAAGCGGAAACCAAGCATTAGCTCGTTTTGATGGTTTAATTAAAATCATTGATGCTGCATCAGGTGTAATTGAAGCAAACGTAAGTGGATTTATGACAGGCGCACCTTACAGCGTTTCAGGTGGTATCACAGTAAACAATGTAATTGCAATCATGCAAGGTGTTTACAGAGCATTACCTGTTGAATTGTTAGGCAAAGCAGACGTTAAAATCATGGTAGGAATGAACACATTCAGAACTTACCAAATGGCTTTAACCAACGCTAACCTTTTCCATTACAATACCGATTCAAGTTCAAGTAATTTTGAAATCGTTATTCCTGGCACTAACTTAACAGTAGTAGCTTTAAATGGTTTGAATAACACAAACAGAATCTACGCTGCTCAGTTATCAAACATTTTCTTCGGAACTGACTTGTTAGGCGAAGAAGATAACTTCGAAATCTTCTATGCTAAAGAAGCAATGGAAGTTCGTTACAACGTAGCGTTCAAAGCAGGTGTGCAGATTGCATTCCCTGAAGAAATCGTTAAGTTCACATTGGCTTAGTTCATAGGGGAGGGTAAAATCTCCCCTTATATTTTTTAACAAAAAGGAGATAAAAAATGAGTTGTGCAATCACATCAGGATATACATTAGATTGTAAAGATGCAATCGGTGGTATAAAGAAAGTATACTTTGGAAACGCTGAACCTAGTGCTATGACATTAGGAACAAACGCTTCGGGAGTTATTACAAGTGTAAGCGGTATCTCTTTCTATGCTTATGAATTATTACCACAAGGTAAAAATAACTTTACCGAGACTATTAATTCAAATGCAGAGGTAGGTACTTTATTTTATACTCAGTTATTGAGTTTAGAATTTACAAAATTAACCCAAGCCACTAGAAACAAATTAGCTACAATAGCTAAAAGAAGAAACGTAGTAATCGTAGAAACACACGATGGCACTTTCTTTATGTTGGGCGAAACTTATGGGTTAGAGTGTTCAGGCGGTACTGCGATGAGTGGTGCAGCTATGGGCGAATTTCAAGGTTATCAATTAGCTTTAACAGGTATGGAGAAAAATCCAATGGACCAAGTTTCAGCAGTTACAGCATTTACGATAGTTAGTTAGTTTTCGATGTTAGTTGTATAAGAGAGGCTGCCTATATGGTAGCCTTTTTTATTATATTTAGGCTAAAGTATATTTATAATTATGGTGATACTAAATCAAGGGGCAAACAACGTAATCTTAACACTTACAGAAAAGGTGACAATAAGTAACCCTATCTTTTTATTTGCCCTTAGTTCAATTCAGACAAATGCAACAGTTTATTTTATCGCTACTGATACCTCACAATACAAAGAGCGTTACAATAAATTCACTTGGACAATAAAGACCAACCCTAACAATAACGCAGGCGAGTTTAACCTACCTATTGAGGGTTTATATTCTTACCAAGTTTACCAACTATCAACACCAAGTTTAACACCGCCTGAGGGTGCTATAATATTAGAAGTAGGGAATGTTCAGTATGGTTATTCTGAGCAAGATTTAACTATTTACGAATTACCAACCAACCAAATCAAGATTTATGAGTAGAGTTCAGTTTGCAGGCGAAGATATTGACAAGTACAAAACGCCAGAGTTTTATCAGGAGAAGAATAAGAAGTACGTTAACTTCGGTTCGGATAATTTATATCCATTATACCTTGTAGACTTGTTTAACCGGTCAGCAAAACATAACGCTATATTAACAGGCAAGCAAACTTACGTTTATGGCTCAGGTTTGAAGATGGAAGGCGTTTGGGATTTATTTGCAAACGCAAACAGATTTGATTCATTAGATGAGATATTCAATAAGTGCATTTTAGACAAGTTATTGTATGGCGGTTATGCCTTGCAAGTGATTTGGGATAGAGTAGGTGAAAGCATTGCCGAGATTTATCACATGGACTTTTCAAAGATTCGTTCAAACGTAGACAATACCGAGTTCTATTTTTCAAACGATTGGGCTGACCCTAAAAGCAAGCAGAAATCATACAAGGTATTTAACCCTGAAAAGAAGCAAGGCGCACAAATATATTATTACAGAGATTACAGACCTGCAACGGCTACTTATCCTTTACCTGAGTACATCGGAGCGATTCCTTATGTAGAGTGTGATGTAGAGATAGCCAATTACCATAGAAGCAACTTACACAATGAGTTCTTTTTTGGTGGTATTTTGTCTTTTAACAATGGCGAGCCAACGGAAGACGAGAAACAAGATTTAGTTCGCAGGTTAAACAGACGCCACAAAGGCACAGATAACGCAGGTAGATGGATTATAAACTTCTCAGATAGAGTAGACAACGCCCCAACTGTAATCCCGATTCAGCCTAACGAATTAGATAAGCAATTTAACCTACTTAATGAGCAGGTTCAGCAAGAAATATTTGTCGCACATAAGATAACTTCACCAATGTTCTTCGGGATTAGAGTTGAAGGTCAATTAGGCGGCAGAGCGGAAATGATAGATTCATTTAAGTTATTTGAACAGAATTATATCAGACCAATTCAGCAGCATTTCGAGCAACTATTCAACTACCTAGCTAATAAGTCAGGCAGCACGGCAACACTTGAAGTACAACCTTTAGAGATGTTTAAACCTGCGTTTACTGAGCAGACCTTAATTCAGATAGCTACTAGACCAGAGATGCGTGAAATGGCAGGATTATCACCTGAACCTGAAATAGTGGAAGCCGAGCCAATGCAAATGAGCAGCCAAGATTGGGAACGTGAAATAAGAGTGTTTGCTGAGTTTGGCGAAAGTGCAGATTTATACGATGAGATTGAGTCTAGGAAGATAACTTTTAGCGATGACCATTACGAGTTTGAAAGTCATTTAGAGTTCAACGAAAAGGAATTATTTGCTACTATTTACGAGCCTACGACTGCAGAAAAAAAGTTGTTAGATATAGTTACTAAGAACCCGCTAATTTCTCAAACTGACATAGCCAAAATAATGGATATGACTAGGGGCGCAGTCGGCAATATGTTAGACAAACTAAAGCGTGAGAAATTACTTGGCATTACTGAGGGTGCTTGGAACATTTTAACAGTGCCACCAAGAAGCAGCGTTTTAGATAGGGTGACAGATGAGTTATCAAAGTTTAATGTGAAGTATAAATACACAGGTCCGAGAGATAACAAAAACAGAGATTTTTGCAGAGCATTACTGAATCTAAACAAGGTTTATACAAGAGCAGAAATTGACAAGATAAGTGGCATAGTTGACAGAAATGTTTGGACAAAGCGTGGAGGTTGGCAGACAGTTAAAGGAACTGATATTCATTTACCATTTTGCAGACATCAATGGAGTTCAGTATTAGTAAAGAAAAAATAAGATGTTAAACACAACAGTACTATTTATAGGAGAGGCGGCACTAAAGCAAGAAAGTGTTATTAGTGAAAACGTAGACCCAAAGTTATTGATTCCAACTATTAAGGAGGTTCAGAATATTTATATCCTGCCATTGCTTGGAACTGCTTTGTATAACGAATTAGTTACCCAAGTGAGTGGTAATAGCGTGAGCGCAGATAACACCATTTTACTTCAATCGTATGTTCAACCAACTATGATTAAATATTGCGTCTACGAGTCTATGCTAGATTTAAGTTTCAAGTTTCAAAATAAGAACGTGGCAACTAAATCGAGCGAGTTCAGTCAGCAAGCAAGTTTAAACGATATTAGATACTTAATGGATAAGGCTATCAATCGGGCGCAGTATTACGCTGAGCGAGTAACCTTGTTTTTGATGGCTAATAACATGAAATATCCTGCTTACTTAAATCAAGGAAACGCAGACATATCGACAATTTATCCAACCGCTAAAAACTATTCAAATGGTATGTACTTAGGTGGCGATATAGATTGCGATGACATACCTGCAAGAATAAAGTATCAAGGCAATAACCCAAGAAGGTGGATGTTATGAGAAAAGAAGGAAGCAAGAACAAAGCAAACGTAGAGAAATTAAAACAATTTGTAAAAAAATATGAAGGTCACTTTAAATCAGTTGATTGCCGAGTTGCAAACAATAGCAACAAACCACGAGCAAATAAATAGCTTTTTCTTTGGTGACATTGCAGACTTAGGAACAGAATCTCCTATGCAGTATCCTGTATTTTACGCAGATGTAACGCCTTCAAACTTTACTTATAAAGTTATTGCAGTTAACTTGCAAATTATGGTTATGGACATCGTTAAAAAAGACCTATCAAATGAGAACGATGTATTGAGCGATTGCCTTCAAATAATGGAGGATATAATTATCAAGTTACGTGACCCAAGTAAGGTGTATTTAATACAAGATTCAATCAGTTTAAACCCATTTAGCGATTCTCAGGGCGATGAAGTAAGCGGATGGACAGCGAATGTTACCATAAATATTCCAAGCACTTACAACGAGTGCGCAGTGCCTTCAAATTAGT